ACTGGCAAGCTTACGTGCGCGATCACGGGCAAGAAGTTCAGTGTCGATGCCCGCCCGATCGGCTGGTATGCCGTCGATAATAAGATTCCGAACAATCAGGTGGTGAGCCCGCAAGCGATCCGCGCCGGCTGGATGCCCGTCGATGGCTGGGGCCGCGGACCTGAGTACGGCATGTGCGGCATTCAGTTTGCGGGAGGGGACCGGTGAGCTTCTATATTTCCGAGCAGGGCACCGTGCATGCCATTGGCTACAACATTACTTTTAGTGAGGTGAAGGGAGGCGATCTTTGCGAGATCGAGGTCAGCGACGGTGAAACAAGTGCGGTGCGCATGGGATGGACTGAGGCTCGTCACCTTGCTCGCTTAATTCTTAAGTTGTCAGGTGATCGAGCATGAAACTCAGCAAGCCCCAGCGCGCGGCGGTGATGCGCGCAGAACCTACGCTGTACGGCGAGGAGAAGATCGCAGTATGCCACGGCCGGACGGCTAGCAAGCTGGTAGCGCTAGGGCTTGCAACGGGTGCGGTGCCGCATCTTTATCTCACCGACGCCGGCAAGGAGATGTTGCATGGCAAAGACGAGTAAGAAGCTGATCGCCGCTCAGCAAGAGCGCTATCACCGCCACCAGCTGGAGGAGTGCCTGGAGCGCTTTATGGGCACGGATGGCGCCGCCGCGGTCAAGCAGTTCGAGGAGTGGTTTGGCAGCACGCCCGAGCTTGGCACGTACAAGGGGCAGGTGTTCCATGATTGAGGAGCTGTACGAGCCGATCGTGGCGCGCGACCGCGATTATATGCAGGAGTGCTTGGCTCGTGCGGTCGAGTCGATCCGGCGTGGTCGCGATTATGAGGCGGTTTCCTACTTGCAGCGTGCCTTCACGGGTGATACCGCTACGCAGGAGTTGATCGAGAACGCATGGAGGCGTAAATGAGTGTGGATTGGTCGAAACCCATCGAGGCGGTGCATGAGGATGGGCGGGTTGTGGCGGCAATCATGGTCGGGCAAACACGAGTAGGTTGGCTCTGTCGGTACGGCCCGTATACTAACGGTATTCATCATTATGCTGACGGGCGGGCAAACATCTCCAACGGTTGGACGATCCGTAACGTCGAGCAGACCGAAGATCCCGACAACGTCAATTCGCCAAGCCATTACAGCGCCGGCAGCGGTATCGAGTGCATCGACGCGATCCGCGCTGCACTGACTCCCGAGGAGTTCCGAGGCTACTGCAAGGGCAACATGCTCAAGTACGTGTGGCGCGAGCGTAACAAGGGCGGCGATGAGAGCTTGAAGAAGGCAGCGAAGTACGTCGAATTTGCGCTGGAGAAGGCCGATGTTTAAGGTTCGGCTTGAGCCCACGCCGCAGCAGCTTGACGAACTGCGCGAGTGCAGCGACCGCGATATGAAGAAGCGATACGGTGTCGCGGCTAGCACGTGGGCGCGCGTGCGACAGCGCTACGGCATAAAGCGGTTTCGCAATCCAACCACGCTTGCAGGCGTGCCGACACCTTGGGCCCCGAAGCCTGAGCCAAAGCGGTTGGGCGATGGCCTGCAATTCTGGCGTGCACCCGATCCTAGGCGGGATACGACCGTGCTGGGCGAGGCTGCCAGCTTCCTGCGGCGTGAGCGCTTTATTGTGTTCCATCGCAAGGTGCAGGGCGGCGAGGGCTGGCAGGTTGGCCGCAGCGTGTTCGATGACGCCGCTATGCTCGGCAAGGCGCAGCGCCTGGGCTTTCGGGTAGAGGGGTGGATGGGATGATTGTGGAGTTCCCGTTCCCGCCGGCGACGCTGTCTGGCCATGCCAACGGAAACAAGCGGTGGGAGAAGATTGCGCTGACGGCGAAATGGCGTGCGATGGCAAAGCGCCTCACTGAGCAGGCGGGATCAATAGCATTGCCCGAGGAGGGTGACATTCTCGTGCATTATCATTTCGAGATGCCTGATCGGCGCAGCGACCGCGGAAACGCATACCGGCGCACAAAGGCAATCGAAGATGGAATCGCCGATGCTCTTGGCGTAAACGACCGACGTTTTTTGCCTAGTATTTCGTTCTCGGGTCCGCTAAAGCCGGGCAAGGTGGTGGTAACGATAGGAGGTGTGAGATGAAGTACGTATATTATGTGCTTTGGGTGATGTGGTTTGCCATCGCGATTGTTGACCTGCTTGCGCGAGATTGGCGACAGTTCGTTGTCGCTGCTGTTGCCATGATGGCTGCAAACGCAATGATTCGCACCTATGACTTGGAGGAAAAGTATGCTGCTCGCTGACCTAATTGACGCTGATGCCCGCGAGGTGGCCGCGCTGCCCGTCAGCGTGCATGCGGCGCTGACGAACGAGTACGCTGAACTTCAGGCGCGGGTTAAGCGTATCGGTGCTGTGCTGGACAAGGGGCTGGAACTGGCTTATGGCGGACAGAACGCGCCGGGCACGTCGCACCGCGAAGTCGATGGTTTCGACGTGAAGGTCAGCAGCCCCAAGCGTGTCGAGTGGGATAAGGATCAGCTATACGAGCTGGCTGATCAGTCCGATTATGGCGAATACGTCGACTGGACGCCAAGTGTCAGCGAGACGCGCTACAAGGGTGCGCCGCAACGAGTGGTCGATGCACTGGAGCCGGCTCGGACGGTGAAGATGGGCAAAGCCAAAATCGAAATCACGAAGAAGGAGGGTTGAATGGAGGAAATACTGACGCCGTTTGCGCTCGGAAGCGCAACGGTTTACGCGGCAATGAGTGGAGGATACGGTTATGCCGTTCTCTACGCCATTGCTACAATCTGCTATATTTTCTTTCGGGGGCGGTAAATGGCAATTTCACTCGACAGCCTTATTCGCAAGCACGAGAACAAGGCGCCTCGTATCATCGTGCACGGCCCGCCTGGGGTGGGTAAGACCACGCTGCTGGCATCGCTGCCCAGTCCTGTGCTTATCGACGCCGAGGGCGGACTAGGGCTTAACGACATCCCGCACTTCCCGCTGGCATCGAATTTCGGTGAGGTGCTGCAAGCGTTCGGCGCGGCTGTGGAGGCGGGTGAGTTTAAGACTATTATCATGGACTCGATCGATCACATCGAGCCGCTGGTGTGGGCTGAGACGTGCCGTCGCAACGGGTGGAGCACTCTTGAAGAGCCTGGATTTGGCAAAGGTCCTGTGGCGGCTGACTTGGTGTGGGGTGAGTTGATTAGCTACATCAACAGCGCCGCCCGTGACATGAATATCTGCGTGGCGATGACTGCCCATTCCCAAGTCCGCAAGTTCGAGGACCCTGAGATGGCGGCGTACGACCGCTACGAGATGAAGCTGCACAAGCGCGCCAATGCGCTGTTGCAGGAGAAGGCCGATCTAATCCTGTTCGCCAACTTCGATACGGCGACGACAGAGATCAAGGAAGGCATGGGCAAGCGCATCGTGGGAAAGGGTGCGGGCACCCGTACGCTGTACGCTGAGAAGCGCCCCGCCTTCGATGCTAAGAACCGGCACAATCTGCCGGCCAAGCTTCCACTGACGCAGCCGTTCGATTGGTCGCAGTATGCGGTTGCGTTCCCCACTGGTTTTTTCGGCGCATAAGGAGGCGCATTTACTATGGCTAAGTTTTGTTACAACGCTGACGCTAGTGATGTGCCTGAATTTTTGGGTGAGCGCAGCCCGCTCGTGGTTGGCAAGGACCAGCCTGTGCGCGCTACGTCGTACAAGATGATGGAAAACGCTAGCGGGTGGGAAGGTATTCAGTGGGAGTTTGAGTTCACTGGCGGGCCGAATGAGGGTCGCAAGCACTGGGAACTCGTTACCATCAAGAACGCCAATGGCTACGTTGTTAAGCCTGACAAAAATGGCAATCCGTTCGATCCCGCTATCGCAGGTCAGCGAACCAATAACCAGTTTGCTGCTGCTATCAAGCTTACTGGCGCAGACGGGTCAGAGACTGCCGCGAACGACCCGGATAACTACCTCATGAAGCCAGTGCTGATTAGCATCAATCGCCGTAAGCCATACGTCGATAAGTCTGGGATCGAGCGCACCGATGATAGCCAGATTGGTTATTTTAAGAGCGCTAATGGGGTCATTCCTGCCCGTGCTACACCAGCTTCTTCGGCTTCGTCCGCGGGCACTCAGGCGCCAACTTCCAGCCCCACCCCGCCCTGGAAGCGCTAAGCGCAAAAATCGCTTGACGAACACGAACGCCCCGGCCATTGTGCTGGGGCGTTCTTTTTGTGGAGGATTGCAATGTCGGATTACACCGCAGCGTGGGGCACGTGGGATGATATTTTTCGTCGTCGTGACAACAATCCTGTTGATGCCGCAAAGCAGTTCTTACGTGAGCAGGGTTGGATCGTGGAGCGACCAGAAACCCTATCGCTTCCTGTAAAGGTCGCGCGGAGCGGAAGTTTTACCGAGAAAGATGGTTTCCGCGTAACTCTTCATACACGCGTTAACGTGGGCGATCGATTGATGCAGGTAGATAATTCTATCGATATTATGCATGCTCAAACCCTGCTAGCGAGAGCATTTATCGGAGCAACGGCGGCAAAGTTTCAAAGAGCAATTATGGACGAAATCGAGCCAGCTATGGCTGCTGGATTCGAACGCGAGATTGATCGGGCTAAGAGAAATGCCAATGGCTAAGCTACCCAACCCGCCCGATCCCACACTCGCCGCAGCCGATGCCGCGCTCGTAGCCGCCGCAAAGACGCGCTATAGCAACTCGCTGGGCGCCGGCTGGGTCGGCATGAATTGCGAGCGTGCGGCGTGGTACAAGCTACGGCACTGCCGTATGCCGGTTTTCGATGCTGCCGCGCTCAAGCGGTTTGCCGATGGCCACCACAGCGAGGATGTTGCGATTGCCCGTATCCGCATGGTGCCGGGGATCGAGTGGCATAGCCATGACCCTGCGACGGGCAATCAGTATGGCTTCTCGGCCTTCGGTGGCCTGATGAGCGGCTATTACGATGGCGTGGCGCGCGGGCTGATCCAGGCGCCCGCAGCGTGGCATATCGGCGAGATCAAGGCATCGGCTAAGTGGCAGGATCTGGACAAGGCCAAGGCCAAGCTGGGCGAGAAAAACGCGCTGCTGGAGTGGAACCCGCAGTATTACGCGCAGGCGCAGTTGTACTGCCATCACGAGCAGATTGAGCGGCATTACACGGTCGTGGTATCGCCCGGCGCGCGCGATTGGACCAGCTGTCGCACCGAGTACGACCCAGCCGAGGCCATGCGTCTGATGGCACGGGCAGAGCGGATCATCTTCAGCGAGCAGGCGCTGCCTCGGATCAGCGAGACACCGACTAGCTATAGTTGCAAGTTCTGTGATTTCTCGAATATATGTCATGGCGATGCGCTACCGAACCGCGAGTGTCGCAATTGCCTGCATATCACGGCGGATCGGGCGAACGGCTGGACGTGCGCGCTGGGCAAGCCGCTGATGCCGTGCGCGGATCATCGATACAATCCGAGCGCGCTGAACATGACCCAGGTTGACGTGGTGGATGGCGTGGTGCATTATGCGCGCCGAGATGGAGGAGAATGGCATGACGCTGGCATATAGCGAGATCGGCAACGGCTGGTGGATCGAGGGAGATTGCTTCGAGGCTATGGCAGAGATCGCAGATCATAGTATTGATATGATCCTGTGTGACCTGCCGTATGGGACCACAGCCTGCAAGTGGGATGCTGTTCTTCCGTTCGATCAGGTTTGGGCAGCATATAGGCGCATCTGCAAGCCAAATGGAGCTATCGTGCTAACGGCAAGCCAGCCGTTCACTAGCGCATTAATTGCATCAAACTTCAAGGATTTTCGCTATTGTTGGGTGTGGGAGAAACAGCAAGGAACAAACCCAATGCTTGCAAAAAAGCAATGCATGAAGGTTCATGAGGACATATGCGTATTTTCAACAAAACCACACTTGTACAATCCTCAGATGAGAAAAGGAAAGGCTTACTCTGGTTTTTCTAGTGAAATCAAGACAACTGGTGAGATTATGGGAAAATCCAGGTCTGTTCACCGCGATAACCCAGAAGGAATGCTTTACCCAAGATCTGTGCTGAAATATAACACAGACAGAGGTAAGGGATTTCATCCCACTCAAAAGCCTATAGCCCTTTTCGAGTACCTAATCCGCACTTACACCGATGAAGGAATGACCGCACTCGATAATACTGCCGGTTCGGGCACGACAGCTATTGCTGCCGAAAAATCGGGCAGGAAGTGGGTCTGTATCGAGCGCGATCCAGAGTATAGCGCAAAGGCGCAGGAGCGGATCAGGAGCCACGTCAATGCATCTGCGTGACTACCAGCGCCGCGCCGTAGACGACCTGTTCGCCTACTTCGATGAGCACACGGGAAACCCATGCGCAATTCTGCCCACGGCAGCGGGCAAGAGCGTTATTCTGGCGACGTTCATCAAGGAGGCGTGCGAGCACTATCAGGGTACGCGCATTATCGTGCTGACGCATGTAGCCAAGCTGCTGAAGCAGAACGCCGAGAAGCTGGCGCAAGCGTGGCCTGGGGCGCCGTTCGACTTCTACAGCGCGAGCATCGGGCGCAAGAACCACCGCGCGCAGGTGCTGTTCGCGGGCATCCAGTCGATCTGGAAGCAGGCGTACAAGGTGCAGGAATGCGACCTGATCCTGGTCGATGAAGCGCACCTGATAAGCCCCAAGGACACGACGCGCTACCGCAAATTCCTTGCTGACATGAAGGTCATTAACCCTCACCTGAAGATCGCCGGATTGACCGCGAGCCCGTGGCGTCTCGACTCGGGCGTTATCTACGGGCAACCCGACAGCTTGTTTACCGACTGCTGCCACGAGACCACGATTCCTGAGCTAATCGAGTTGGGCTATCTGTGCCCGATCCAGACCAAGCACACGGCCAAGGAACTCGACGTGAGCGGCGTGCATGTGCGCGGTGGCGAGTTCGTGGCTTCCGAGCTGGCGCAGGCGGTCGATAAGGATGAGGTTACCCGCGCCTGCGTCGATGAGATCGTGAAGCTCGATGCCCGCCCTGGGCTGTGCTTCGCGACGGGTGTAAAGCATGCGTACCACATCCGCGATGAGATCCGCTCGCGCGGCTACAGCTGTGAGGTGATCGATGGAGAAACCCCCGAGCACGAACGCGATCGTTGTTTCAACGATCTTATTTCTGGCTGTCTTGAGTATCTTAGCAATTGCGGCGTACTCACTACTGGGATTGATTTGCCACCTCTTCGGATGATCGCCGATCTGGCGCCCACCAAGTCGCCTGCGCTGCACGTGCAGAAGCTGGGCCGACTGATGCGCCTGCATCCCGAAAAGGACGTGGGCATCGTGCTCGACTTCGCCCGCAATGTCGATGAGCACGGGCCTATCGACCTGATCAAGCCCAAGCCGAAGGGCAAGGGCGGCACGGGCGAGCCGGTGGTCAAGACGTGCCCGGAGTGCGAAGAGAAGTGCGCCACGGCGCTGCGACAATGCCCAGCATGCGGGCACGAGTTCCCGCCGCCAGAGGTAAAGTTCCAAGCGGTCGCCAGCAAGGCGCCTATCCTGAGTACGCAGATCGAGCCGACGTGGATTGTGGTCAGCGAGGTGACGTATGCCAAGCACGAGAAGCCGGGCAAGCCTGCGTCGCTGAAGGTCACGTACCGCTGCGGTATGGTGTTTCACCATGAGTGGATCTGTTTTGATCACATCGGTTTCGCGCGGCAAAAAGCCGAGGCATGGTGGATGAAGCGCGGGCCGCAGCCGATTCCGGCGAGTGTCGATATCGCCTTGACGCGGGCGAATGAACTGCGTAAGCCCGAGGCGATCAGCGTGCGTCCGGAAGGCAAGTACGTGCGCGTGATCGGATACGATTTTGGCGAGAGGAAAGTGGCATGAGCGCATATCTACATGACTGGGAAAACGGCACAGCCAAGGACGTGCTGTCGGATTTTGCAGCAGGCCAGAATGCCCTCGATGGCGCCAACGTGATTGTAGCATCGTACACCTACGAAGATTATAGCGGCGACGCTTACGTTCTGTTTGAGCGCGATGGCAAGCTGTTTGAGAATTATGGGGGGCATTGCTCGTGTTACGGCCTTGAGGGTCAGTGGGAACCGGAAGAGACCACCAAGGAGGCAATTCTACACCGCATTAACGAGGGGCGGTGGGGCAGGGATGGCAGCGATACTGCCGATGCAATCCGAGCGGCGCTCGCAGAGTGAAACTCTGCCCATGCGGCAGGCTCGGGCGTGGCTTCGGCTACCAGCACCCGATTAAACGGGGCGGGCGCATACCGGCCTGCTGCATGGCGCACCTCGACTGGATCGTAGAGAAAGAAGGCGATATGACCGAGCTTAACCAACGCGAGAACGAGGCGATATACGAGTTCGTGAAGGAGAACCATGCCGACCTGAAGCGCATGGATTTCAACAACGCGGATATCGGCGATTTCTGCGAGTTCTTTGTCTGGGCATATGCCGCCATCTCTGAGAAAATGATCCCATACTGATGCTCGACGCACTTGCCTTTGATGCTGCTTATCGTGCTTGGAACAAGCGGCTACGCGCCGTATCGTATCGCGTAACCGGCGAGAGCGCCGATGCCGAGGATATTGCGCAAGAAGCGTGGATCGAGGCATGGAAAGCGCGTGAGCAGATTGATGGGGCGGGTTTCTGGCGCTGGCTATGCCGTGTCGTGAAGCGTGTGTGGTGGCATCGGATAAATCGCGTGAAGGGCCGCAACAAAGCGCCAGATATGCTTCCTATCGAGGAAGCGCCGGAAGGCATTATCGATATGCCGCAGCATCACGAAGCACAACAGATCCAGGTACTGGAGGCGATTGACACACTTAGGGTTCCCACACCACGCGGTACCGCAGGTAAGCCAGCTTCAGAAAGCATGAAGCAGACTGCGATATTGACCTTGGGCGGGTGGAGTGCGGTGGAGATTGCTGATCACAGAAGGGTCAGTGCAGCCGCGGTCAAGGATACTCTCGCTAAGGCGATCTTGGCGCTCAGGAAAAAATGGAGGCTGGAATGAACTACATCGAACGCAAGAAGGCGCTGGCTAAGGCGCTCGACGTGGACCAAGAGGATTGCCGCTCACACGATATGTCGAATTTGTGGGGATACCGGCTTGACCGCAACAGGGAGATATGCGTAATTGCTCCCGACGTAGAGAGCGCAGCTGCGGCGATCCGTCAGAAGGTGGAGGAGTTACAATGACCCAGACCAAC